TGGTAGTCACTGCATAACGGGAGCTTTACCCGCACACATGCCAAGCCTTTAGCAAGCTTGGTGGCCAAACTACCCCCGCCGTATTTTGTACGGCGGTGCCTGTGGGCACGCTTACGCGCGCCCCCTCCCTGGGATCAAGGGAGTTTAGACTCCCTAGTTGGAGTCTAGAGTATGACGACCGGTTCTGAGATAAAGGACTACACGTCCGCGACCCCGCTTTATAAGCGGGACGGAAGTGGAACCTCCTTACGGGGAAATACTTATACGGGTCACTACTCGGCCAGAGTCTGGTCGGTTGGCGACTCGCCTAAGAAACCCCGGAAGAAGGAATTCCTCCACTACTTCCTCGAGGTGCCTTATTGGCAACCCCCTCGTACCGTCATTCGGCATCGCAGAGAGAAGAGATACCGTCAGGAACTAGTTTTAGTTCATGACAAGTGGCTCGTCACTTCGCGTACATCCGATGGACGGATTGTGAAGACGTACCGTTCGCAACCGAGATGGAAGCTCAAATGGGTAGTTCGACGCGTTCGCGTCGAGTACTCAGTTGTGCTGCCTGGCCGGTGGCGGATCAAGCGTGTTCTCAGGAAGCGTTTGCGTCAACCCGACGCAATCGAAACCCCCGTCGTGAATGAGAACCCATACGACTGTACTTACACTCGTTACTATACCGCGGTTGGCGAACGCTCCCAAAGAGTGTACGCCGCCCCGGATATTAACAGGACCAGGTATTACTATGATTACGAGCAGGGATGGGACCATGGTCTCCCCCTGCCAATCATCGACCCCTGGACCAGCAACGATACCATCCGGACGTCATCCAAGCTGCGCGAAGCGCTGCAAGGATCTGACTTCCATCTCGGGATCTTTATTGCTGAGGGTAAGGAAGCCGCTCATCTGATCGGCAACAGTGCCCGCTCGATCCACGCAGCCATTACGGCTGTTAGGCAAAAGCGGTATGATGTCGCTTGGAGGCACCTGTGGCAACAGAAGCCGGAAATCGGGAGGAAACCCCCGGTTCCGTATTCTGACGCCGCAGCAATGACTCTGACGATTCAGTATGGGATACGGCCTCTGCTGAACGATGTCCAGTCTGCCGCCGAGTATTTGGCGGAGAGAACTTTGGCTCGTCCTAAGCACGTCGTCCGGACCTCAAAGAAGAAGAAGCACCACTCTCAACGCAATGAGAACCGCTCGGGCGCCTACTATGACAAGGGTGTCGACTCGTTTACTAGCTACCGCCTCAAGGCGATACTAGAAAACGTAGACGGCCCTCGACTCTTAGGGGCGAACGACGTGGCTAGCATTGTGTGGGAGAAGGTCCCTTACTCCTTTGTCGCTGACTGGTTTGTTCCAATTGGCGAGTGGCTGCAGGCTTTGAACACAAAGTCGGCACTCACAGGGAAGTTCGTCTACTCTACTATGTCGAAGCATCGATTCGGTGGGACTTCGCTTCGTCCCGGGTACAACGACCAGAACGAGCCTGCAGAGGACAACCCTGCAGACTACCACTGGGAGAGTATCCAGGTCAAGCGAGAGATCACCGCCTATCTGAACGTACCAGACCCTTCGGTCAAGTCGTTAAGGCAGGTCGCTTCGTGGCAGCATGCTGTAAACAGCATTGCGCTGCTGGTCAATGCTTACGCATCTTCCAAGGTGGGTAAACGGTGGTGGCTGTCTGCCCCCACTGATTGACACATTCGCTCTTTTCGTTTGCCTTCCAACTAACGTCCGGAAGGAGTGACATACTATGTCCTCGATCTCGAACGTCGTCGCCTTTGATGGCGCGGCGACCCCTGTCTCGCACACTCTCGTCCCGATCTCTGTGGCCCGTGAGGGTCGCACGAAAGTCGTGGCGGAGTGGCGAGAGACGGGCCTGGCTGTCCCGACCATTGCGCAGCCGCGTCTTCGTATCTCTCTCGAGAAGTACAAGACCGGCGTGTACAAGGCGGACGCCACACTCGTGGTTCCGGTGATGGAATCGGTGGCAGGCCAGAACGCGGCCGGCTACACCGCTGCGCCCAAGGTAGCACACGAGATGACTGAACATCTCACGTCGTACTACCATGAGCGCTCGGACGTAGCCGGTCGACGCCTGGTTCGCCAACTCGGACTGAACATCTTCGGTGGCGTGACCACGTCCGTGACTCCTGTCACGACTGGTCCCGTCCCGGAGCTGTTCGACCTCTTGGTCGCTCCGACCTGACGACCCTTGCGGGTCAGTCAGAGGCCCCCCTCCTGGGGGGCCTGCCTTGCGCAGCATCTAGCTGCAATCCCAACCCTTTCCTTAGTCAAAGGAAGAAGTTATGCATAAATCTATGCACTGGGATGAGGCGTTTTCGGAACGCGCCAACTCCGAGATCGTCTATCACCAAGCACTCAGGCACGCAGACCGCGTGGGGGCTGACAGCCCCCAAGCGAACGACATACTCCTCGCGTC